AAAACTCGTTACGGAATGGTTGCTAACCCATTTGCTGAAGGTCTTACACAAGGTGTAGGTGCTCTCACAGCTAATGCTAACCGCTACTACAGAAGGGTCAAGGTAACAAACCTAATGTAAATCATATCACGATATACACACCAAGAGACCCTACGGGGTCTCTTTTTTTATGCTAGTATACCTAAATATTCATGTAGAATAGGTATAGCCATGAACGGTAGGCTAAGCAAAGTAGAGATGACTTCAAAACTTATGCAATTAAAACGAGAACTCCATTACAAATGTGAGATTGGAGAAAAGGGTAGGTGGGAGTGCACTGGTGCCAATGAATATCTAAATAAGACACTCGACGTACTAGACGAATATTACATGTAATGCTACAATAGATACATGACAGAAGAAACAATCAAGAAATATACTTATACCAAAGAGGAAGTGGATAGGATGATTGCTCACGCAGTCGAAGTGGCAGTTGCTCAGGCACGTGCTATTGATGAAGCATCGATGCGTAAGCATAACAGAGAAGCAACTATCATTAGTATGATCCTAGGGTTTACTGCACTTGCTTTATTTGTTGATGGTCTTCTAAGAATACTTGGTATTATCCCACCATTCATGCACATCGATGTAAATGTTATCGATAGGGTTGTTGAAAGAGTTGAGCACGATATAATACCACAGGTAGAAAAGTATAAAGCATTTATACCACGTATATAAATATCTAAGTAAGGACTAGTGTAATGACTTCATCTTGGAATAAACAGATTGAGAATAGAAACTTCCTATCACCCATAGGATTTAAGTTTGTATTGGCAAAGTATCCTAAGGTGGCATATTTTGCACAGACTGCTAATATACCTGCTATGAATCTAGGTATACAAAATCAATCTACTCCATTCAGGTCACTACCTTTGGAGGGATTCATTGAGTATGAGCCATTTTCTTTATCATTCCTTGTAGATGAAAACCTAGAAAACTATCTGATACTACACAACTGGATACGTGCACTAGGTACTCCCGATTCTACACAGGAGAGGACGGAATTCCGTCTGAAAATGCAGCAGATGTTTGGTAACAATGATCTGTATGCTGATGCTACACTAATGGTATTGAATAGTAATTACAATCATAACTTTGATATACTATTTGAGGATCTAATACCCATAGGACTCAATGCCCTAGAGTTTAATACCACAGTAGATGGCACGGAGTATGCTATGGCACAGGTATCATTTAGATATCTTGCTTATCAAATAAGAGCTAAGGAAGCATCGAAACGTAATAAACAATTAGAATGAATCTTGAAAAAATTGAGGAGTTGTGGGCAAAGGACGCTGAGAAGTTCTTTGATCACAGGGACTTACCTGAGTTGCTTGCCAACGATAGTATGGAAACCCCTAAACTCCATGCAAAGTATTTGCAATTACACAATGAATTTAAACTTATGCTGTCTGATGCACAGACTAAGTACAATAAATTATATAAAGATAAGTGGTTATATTACAACGGTAAAGCACCATCATCTGTATACGCAGAGAAACCCTTTGACCTTAAGGTATTGAAGGGTGACATTGATATGTTTATTGATAGTGATGATGAAGTGTGTAGAATCAAGCAGAAAATAGACTACCTAGAAACTTGTATAAATTCTATTGATAGGATACTTAAAGAGATCCATAATCGTGGGTTTGCTATTAAGAATACTATTGAGATTGTTAAGTATTATGGTATCCGATGACTACAATCAGCAAAAAGAATGAAATCTTTTTGAAAGTAGAGGCAGAACCTCATCTTCACAAGGAGTTAAGTGAGCACTTCCAGTTTGAAGTGCCTGGCGCAAAGTATATGCCATCAGTGAAGAGGAGATACTGGGACGGTAAGATAAGATTATATTCACCTGGTACTGGTGAGATATATGTAGGACTATATGATTACCTCACTGACTACCTAGAGCAACATGGGTATGATTATGAGGTGATAGAAGATAAATACTTTGGTAGACCTAATGAGGTTGAAGAGTATGTCACACCTGAAGGCACAGCGGCTTTTATTCGTGCTCTTAGGATCCCCTTCAAAGCAAGAGATTACCAGCTTAAAGGAATTTACTCTGCGCTTAAATTTCGTCGCAAGCTTTTATTATCCCCCACGGGATCGGGCAAGTCACTAATAATATATGCATTGGTGCGTTGGCACCTATTGAAGGAAAGACAAATATTAATTATAGTACCAACTGTGTCTCTAGTAGAGCAGTTGTATAAAGATTTTCAAGACTATGGTTGGCATGCTAAGGATGTGCATAAGATCATGGGTGGAGTAGAGAAATATACAGATGAACCAGTAGTAATCAGCACATGGCAGTCAATTTATAAGGAATCTAAAAAATTCTTTGAGAGATTTGATGTCATAATAGGGGATGAAGCACACCAGTATAAGGCAAAGAGTCTTACTGGCATCCTCACAAAGTGTTATGATGCCAAGTATCGTGTAGGTCTGACTGGTACTCTAGATGGTATGGAAGCACATCAACTAGTATTAGAAGGATTGTTTGGTAGGGTTGATAGGGTAACTAAGACAGTAGAATTAATGAAGAAAGGACACCTAACACCATTGAAGGTGCGGGTTGTACTGCTAAGACATGGGTGGGTGCCCTTCGATACATATCAACAGGAGATGGATTACCTATGCATGCACACCAGACGTAGTAACTTTATTACTAATCTGGCACTAGATTTAAAGGGAAACACTCTTGTGCTATTCAATTACATAGAGAAGCACGGTGAACCGTTATGGGAAATGATAAATAATAAGGTATGTAAAGATCGTAAGGTCTTCTTCATACACGGTGGTGTTGATGCTGTAGAAAGAGAAGAAGCACGTAGTATATGTGAACGTGAAAAGGATGCTATAATATTGGCATCATACGGAACCTTCTCAACTGGTATTAACATTCGTAATTTACATAATGTTATCTTTGCTTCTCCTAGCAAGTCTAGGGTGAGGAATCTCCAGTCTATTGGAAGGGTATTAAGAAAGGGTGATAATAAAGCACAGGCAATGTTGTATGATATTGCTGATGACTGCTCTAAAGATCATCAATACAACTATACACTTCGTCATCTTGGTGAAAGACTCAAGATATATGATGAGGAGAAATTTGATTATGAAATAACCAAGGTCAATCTTAAGAAATGACAGTTAATTATATTAAGCATGAGCAAGAATTCTTTGGAGTTATCAAACTTAAGTCTGGTGATACAATACTAGGCACAATGATAGCTACAGAAGAAGATACTTCGCCTGGAAAGACTGTATTTTATATACAGGATCCCGCTACACCACATACCCACACTGTCGATAAAGATGGACAACAAGGTATGGCGGTTGGTTTGCTTAAATGGATGATGTTTTCTGATGAAGAGTTTTATATGGTAAATGAAGATGAGATTATTACTGTAGCTCCTATGGCTATGGATGCTATTCTCATGTATAAGATGTGGGTAAGGAAAGAGAAGGGTAACACTAGCACCGATGTAGAGATTAAGATTAATAAGAATATGGGACTAGTTGGTAAGGTATCTAACTTTAGAGGTCAACTAGAAGACTTCTGGAAACGGACTAATAGCATTGACAATAAGTAAATAATACTATACAATGTATACAGTGAGGTAATCATATGGCAGCACGAGTGGCACGTAAATCAAAACAACATTACGTTGACAATAAGAAATTCCTAGCAGAGATAACTAAGTATCGTGAGGCTGTTGATGAAGCACGTACTTTAGACAAAGAGAAACCAAGAATAACTCACTACTTAGCAGAGTGCTTCTTAAAGATAGCAACTCATTTGTCTTATAGACCAAACTTCATTAACTATATGTTTAAGGAGGACATGATCTCTGATGGAGTAGAGAATTGTGTCCAGTATATTGATAACTTTGATCCTGCTAAGTCAAAGAATCCTTTTGCATATTTCACACAGATAATTTATTACGCATTCCTTAGACGTATTGCTAAAGAGAAGCGTCAGATGGATATAAGAGACAAATTAATAGAGAAGAGTGGGTATGAGGCAGTCTTCCACTCAGATAATAAGGATGATCACTCTGAGATGAATAGCATCAAGGGTCGTATTGAAACTAATATGAGAAACTGATGACTGATTTATGGGCTGGCTATAGGTCGGCAGTCTTTGACGTGTTCCCTGATCTTAAATTTGAATCTAATCATGCAACGTGGGAGAATAAGAGAGGCACTAAGTTAACTGCTGACTTATACAGTGGTGAGCATTTCCTTAAGTCTAGGCATGTAGATATATGGGATGGTAAGAAGCTTAATATACACAACAATATAATATATCCTAAGACACCAGAGGTAGGAGAGGAGATAGTCCCTTGCTTTGGTATGGACTTGATGGGATTTAGTGACAAGAAGGTCATAATAGTCTTTGATTTCCAACATCCAATAGAGAATTACCTATTAGATGTGCCACCATTACCTAAGACAGAAGAAACCTATCGTTTCTTTGAGAAGGGTAATCATTTCTCTAACAATATTTTTGTAAGATACTGTGAAGCAGATGGTGTTGATACATTCCTACCTACATTCAAATATTATCTGTCTCTTTACAAGGAGATGATAGAGAAGACTAAACCAACTGGAGAAGATACTAGTTTCTATCATGATTTTGATAAGTATATGATAAGATTAGATCCTATATCAGGGTATCTAGGCAGTGCTTTTGGTAAGGAAGAGTCAGAAAAAATAATCAAGGAATTCTTTTTTAGTTATGCGTGAGTTAACAGAAGACATAACTGGGTTGCTCCTTAGTACTATTGAGGATCTACCTGATGTGCAACCATTACCAAATGTGCATCCTATAGTCGAGAAGGATGGTCTCACCATTCGTAATAGAATGTATAAGACACCTGAGTTAAGGAAGATTCATATAGAAGAAGCAGAGATAGGTGGGATAAAGATACTACACTGTGTATTCTTTCCTGATCC